AAGATGGCGTTCGGGTCTTGCTGCTGGCCAGCGGCTTGCATCTCGGCCATGAGCGCTTCGGCTTCTGCGTCGGTCGGTTTGACCACGCCCATGCGAATCAGGCGCTTGCGGAAGTAGTCCTGCACATCGCCAACGCCCTCGCCTTCCATGTTTATCATGGCCATGGCACCAAGCACTTGCAGGGTCTCTGGGTCTTGGGTGATCTGCATCATGCCGGTCAAGGCGCGAACGGTGGCCGCACGCTTGGAGCTGGAGGACGGGCCAACGTCCACATCCACGTCGAACTTGGCTGCGCCCAGGTCGTTGGCCATCTTGACCTCGCCGGTCTCCTGGTCGATGGTCGGCTGCATCAGGGTGACGGAGTCGGTGTCGCCGTTGTCGGTGATCACCTTCATCTGGCGGCCTTCCTCGACGTAGACGTCCTTGGCCATGCTCAGCCAGATTTCGCCGCAGCGCTTCATGGCCTTGGCAAAGTTGCTCATGTAGATGAAGGTCTGCATGTCCAGGCGCTGCTGGATCATCTCCACTGCCTTGCCTGACACGTTGCTGACGACTTTCTCGCCTGCCTGAGGGTTGCCCAGAATGTCCTGCATGTCCTGCTCGGTCACTTGCAGCAGGGCTGCCATGGCCGGAGGGATTGCCGGACTGCGGGTGTAGGCCACCGGGCCGCTGATCGCCTGGCTGCCGTCTGCGTTGGTGATCGGGTTGATCAGCAGGTAAGGGTAATCCTTGAGGTTGTCCTCGGCCCACATGAGCTGGTGGCCAGCGATCTGCTCTGGCGTGAGGATGGGCTTCTCGACGCTGGACAGGGCGCTGATCTCGCCCAGCTTGGACAGCTGCATGTTCTTGAGGCGCTGCGCGTCCTTGGCCAGGCGCACATGGCCCATGCAGCGCTCGACGTTGTCCACGAACCAGCGCTTGCCGTAGACCGGCACGATGGGAATGCACTTGCCTGCAATGTAGCCGCAGTCTTCCAGCACCTTGCCACCGGACATGATGTACTTGTGAATCTTGCGCGACTTGATCTTGCGCTGGCGCACCTCGACGCTGCCAATGGCAGCAAGGGTTTCTTCCAGATTCGGGTCTTCGGTGAAATCGCTGGACTTGTAGCGTTCCTCAGTGCCATCGATGGCACGGAAGATGCGGATTGTCTCTGTGACATCTTCGACCTTGTAGTATTCCGCGATGTAGACCACATCGGGTGTGCACCAGTCGAACTCGTACTGGTGGATGATCTTCGGCCAGTCGGTCGGGTCGTCGTTCCACTCTTCCTTGTAGGACTCGTAGGTCATCGAGTAGATGACATAACAGAAACGGGCGTCGGCCTTGTCCTGGCGCTTGGCGTTCAGGTCAAAGAACACGGAGCTGTCGGCATCAAAGATCGGCTCGATCTGGATGCGCTGGCGCTCGTTGTCCTCGTCCTCGTCGTCCTCGTAGGTGGTGCGCAGACGCCAGGCACCAAAGCCACCGCCAACAGCTTCCTCGAAGGCGTTGTCGTAGGCCTCGTTGGCCACGCTGTCGTGCTCGTCGGCACGGTACAGGCCATCGCAGGTGTCGGCCAGCTTGTCGTTTTCCGCGCCGTCCTTGGACACGAAGTCAACCGTGATGCGGTTGTTGCGGTATTCCGAGATGATGCGCATGACCGCCAATGCGATCTTGTTCACCTCGAACTTGGGCTTGTTCTCGTAGATGTCCCAAAGTGGGCCTTCCCATTGAGCACCGGCCAGCGAATAGAAGCGCCGATCTTGCAAGCACTGAAGGCGCTCGTCACGCAGCGCCGTTTGGACGTTGTCAAACTGTGAGAGCGCTTCTGCGTGGAGATTAGCCAGTCGCTGCTCTTTGGAAATGCGTGCCATATTTTTGCCCTCGTTTCAAGTATTTTCTCACCATTTCGACACGTTCGGCAATGGTTTGACCGTTGCCGCCCGATTGGCCGGGAGACGCTGCACCAGGTTGATGGCGTCGAACATCGGGTCAAGCTGGTCATCATGAGCGCCAGCCGGGAAAGCTGCAACCTCGCTCAGGAAGTCTGAAAGCCATGGCGCGTCCTGCGGCAGCACCACGTTGCCGGACGCGATGAACGGAGCCGCGTCATAGCCTCTGCTGATCTTGTCCTTGCTGCGTTGCACAGCGACAACAGGGATGCCCTCGCGCCGCAGGGTCTGGATCAGGCCGGTGCCGGACACCTTGTCTTCCACGTACATGCCGCGCAGGGCAGAGCCTTGGGCCGCCGGGCGCATGTCGTTCAGGTGCTTGAGCCAGAAAGCCCTGGCGTTGATCAGAAGCTCTGGAGCCTCCCACTTTCCGCGCACCTGGTCGAGCTTGACCGCCTGGCCAACGGTCGAACGCGCCCAGCACTGCAGCACCGACCAGTCGTTGTGGTCAGCGGTCTTTTGGGCCGTGTCCACGGTGATGAAGCGGAACTCGAGCTGCGGGACGCTAGCCCAATACTTGAACCACTCGGTGTTGATGATGCCGCCGCCACGGGGCGCAGGCCGCTGCTGGAGCTGGCCAGCCGTGCCGTAGGGGCCGAGGGTTTTCTCCAGCTCGGACACCTGGGCTTCACCAAAGCGCTCGGGGAACATCAGCTCGCCTTCCTTGGTGCGCGGGTCAGTCCAGCCGATGCTGGTGGTGCAGCGGTGCTCAGGCTCGAAGCGCATCGGGATGCACAGGTGCACGTAAGGCAGGCCCATGTCTTTGATGACGCCGGAAATGTCCTTCTCGTTCAGGCGCTGCATGATGACCACGATTGCCGACTTGTCGGAGTTGACGCGGGTCGGCAGCGTCTCGGTGAAGGCGATCTTGGCCGCCTCCAGCTTGGCCTGGCTGTTGGCATTGTCGGCGCTGATCGGGTCGTCCAGGATGACCCGGTCGCCTCGCACGCCGGTCATGCTGGTGAAGGCTCGGGCCTGTCGGATGCCCTTGCGGGTATTCCCGAACTCGCGCTTTCCATCCAGGTCGGCCAGCAGGTCAAGCGGCCAGAGCTTCTGAAACCACTCGGACTTGATCAGGTCGCGGCAGCGTCGGCTGTCACGGATGGCCAGCTGCTCCTCGTGGGCCGTACCCACAAAGCGCATCTCAGGCAGGCCAACTGGCCCCCACTCCCAAGCTGGCCAGATCACGCCGGTCAGCAAAGACTTCATGGAGCCGGGTGGCACGTTCATCAGCAGACGGTTGATCTCGCCCTTGGTCACAGCTTCTAGGTGCAGGCAGATGGCATCCAGCGCCCAGCCCCACTTCAGCTGGGCAGCCGGTTCAAGCACACGCCAGGCACGCTTGGCAAACTCAGCCAGGCTGCGCTTGCACAGCTCACGCTCGATGGCCAGCAGGTCAGCTTCGGTCAGTTGCATTTTTGCAGTTCTCAAAGTGATAACGCTTCATGATCGGAGCGCCACCTATAAGCAAACAGTGCGGACATTGAATTTTTGGTTTTGGTTGACCAGACATGGTCTCGCTGATCTTTTTTTTGGTGTTTGAATCTCTTGGTTTACCGGCCATGTGTTTGTTGCCTATTTTTTTGGCGCTCAACTTTTCTTTGGTTTCATGGCTAAAAACTTTTCCGATGTGTGAAATCGAAAGTTTTTTTCTTGTTTCAGCGGTTGGGACATAACCAGAACATCCTTCGCCACCATCAGTCATGTTGCAAAGCCGAATGCCAATGGAACGAAGCTGGTCGATTCGTTCAGCCTCAGCAAGAAAAGCAAGTTCCTCTGTCACGTTTTGAATCGTCATGCGCACAGAAAAACCACCGGATTTGTCAACAATGCTTTTCCAATGTTTGCTTCTTTTGCCGATAACGTAAGCGCGTTTTTTGCATCCTTTACCAACGTAAAAAACATTTCCAGTGTCATTGCGGATGTGCTCATACACGTAAAACATTTTTTCTTGAGCCTGAATCATTGCTTACTCGCCACCAGTTGCATCTTTTGCGGCCATGATCTGCGCCAGCACCTCAGTGCCAAGTTGGGAAACGTCCAGGGTGGCCACGGCAATGGGTGCGCCGTCCTTGCCGGTGTGCTCCAGCTGCCTTGGCGGTTCTTTCCAGCCCATTTGGCACTTCGACCACCAAATCTGCGCGGTCGTGTCGCCTGCCATGGCTTTCTGGAAGATGCCCTTGCCGATCTGGGCGTTGGCCTTGGCCTTGCCGTTCACCAGCTCGGTGGCGAACTTGTCGCGCAGTGTGTCGATGCAGATGCCTTCCCGAATCAGGGCAGCGATCTGCTCAAACGGCACGCCGTAACCGGACATTGCCTCCACCTGCTTGCGCTCGGCATCGGTCGGTTCAAAGGGTTTGCGGCCAGCGCCAGGACGTGCGCCGCCGTTCTTTTTGGGTTGAACTGCCTCTTTTTTAGGCAGTCGGGTGGATTTTTCAGGTGTTTTTGCCATTTGTAACCTCCGCGAAAGGTTCGCCAGTTTCTGCGTGAATTGCTATTTTGCCTGTGAAATCCTGCCAACGCTTCACGATCACATCGCAATACTTCGGGTCGAGTTCCATCAGGCGTGCGACGCGGCCGTTCTTCTCGGCTGCGATCAGGGTGGTGCCGGAGCCGCCGAAGCTGTCCAGGACTTGGTCGCCGCCCTTGGTGTTGTTCAGGAGCTGGTACTCGAACAGGGCAACCGGCTTCATAGTCGGGTGCTCGCCGTTGCGACTTGGCTTCTCGAACTCCAGGATGGTGGTCTGTTTGCGGTCGGCTGCCCAGAGGTGCCCGGCTCCTTCTTTCCAGCCATACAGGCATGGCTCGTGCTTCCAGTGGTAGTCCTGCCGCCCCATGACCATGCTGGACTTCTTCCAAATCAGGCACTGGCGAACTTTCCAGCCTGCGTCCTGGGCAGCGCCTCGGAAGTTGTAGCCCTCGGAGTCTGCGTGCCAGATGTAGAAGACCGCGCCTGGCTTCATCACCATGTCGGCAGCCGTGTAAGCATCGCGCAAGAACTGGCGGAACTGATCGTCGCCCATCTCGTCGTTCTTGATCTTGAGAGCGTCCTTGGTCTTGCCCTCATAGGCCACGTTGTAAGGTGGGTCGGTCAGCCACATGTCGACTAGCTGGCCATCGGTGAGCTTTTCCAGATCGCTGACGCTGGTGCTGTCGCCGCACAGAAGGCGGTGCTTACCCATAACCCAAATGTCGCCGGGCCGGGTGCGCGGGTTCTCGGGCAGCGGTGGGGCATCGTCGGGGTCGGTCAGGCCTTCGGTGCCCACGGGCGCCAACAGCTCCTTGATCTCGTCCAGGTCGAAGCCAGTCAGCTCGAGGTCGAAACCAAGCTCCTGCAGGTCAGCAAACTCCACCTTCAGCATTTCAGTGTCCCAGCCGGAGTTCAGCGCCAGCCGGTTGTCGGCAATGACGTAGGCGCGTTTTTGAGCGTCGGTCAGGTGTTCCAGTCGTATGCATGGAACCTCGCTCAGGCCCAACTTGCGTGCAGCAAGCACTCGGCCATGTCCGGCAATGATGCCCCCCCCCGCGTCAATCAGCACCGGATTGGTGAATCCGAATTCCTTGATGGATGCCGCGATCTGGGCCACCTGCGCGTCGCTGTGTGTCCGGCTGTTGCGTGCGTAAGGGATGAGCGCATCGATCTGGATGGCTTCGAGTGTGTCTGGAAGTTTCATTTTGCTGGCCTTGGTCAAAAGCCGCCGTTGCGGGTGGTGGTGCAGGTAACGCTGCCGTCCCAGTTTTTAACGCACCGGGTGGTGGTCTGTGCTTGGGCGAAGGTGGCGGCCAGGGTGATGGCGAGGATGATGATGGCTTTCATGGTTTACCTTTCTTGGTTGAGAGCGCTGCCGCCCGATAGTGTTTGGCCAGTTCGATCAGGCCTTCGTGAGAGTATTTGCGCACCGTGTTGTCGCTTTCGATGCTTTCCACGGCTTGCAGGCCGATTCGTTCGACCAGGCGCTTGCGGTATTCCACGTGGTTCCCGGCCAGGTAGTTGTTGCAGTGCTTGCATTGGCCGTGGCAGTTTTCCTCGACAAACCTCATGTTCGGTGCGCTGCCGACTGATCGGTAGTGTCCTGCATCGTAGGTGTTCGGCTCACTGCTCAGTGGAGTCCCACAGGAAATGCAGGGTTTACCCGCATCTCTGGCACGGATGAATGCGTTGAAGGCCGTCTGCGCTTTCTTGGTCAGCTGCGGCTTGGTTTGCATGGCGTCAAGCTTCTGGCGGGTTTCCTTGCGGTCTTTGGCCTGCTCCTTGGCTTGGGCCTTCTCCGTAGTTTTTCGGGCCAACACAAGGGCGCACGGTGGGCTGCACACCGTTTGCAGTGGCCTGGTCTTGGTGTAGGCGCACTGGCAGACTTTGCACTTTGCGGGTTTTGTCATTTGACGCCCCTGTCGTCCAGCCAAAGCATGAACAGCAAACAGCATCCAGCGTGGGCCAGGTGGTGCAAGCCGCTTTCAGGGTCGTTCTTCTCGCCATCGCGCCAGGCGTGCACATGCCGCATCAAGGCGTCGTAGTAACGCTCCGGGCCTCGGTCAACGTGCTGCCAGTTGTTCTCGGTGTACTTTGCTGCGCCGAACTCCAGCACGGCAATGATTTGTTGGACGGTTCCGGCAGGCAGAAGGCTCCAGCGTGGCTTTTTCCCGTCGTGCTTCGTGCCGATCATAATACTGCCTCGATCTTGTAGTCGTGAAAGATTGCACCTTTGCTGGCGTCACCGACCTTGCAGGCCTTGACCCAGACGTTTTTTCCGGTGGTCAGCCTGCGAAGGTGTCCTCGGCGGTCGTGCAGCCTGGGTGATGCGTGTGTTCCGCCTTTGCTGTCCGATCGTGGTTTTGCAGGCTCAATGTAGACCGTCGTCCAGTCGTATGTTGGTGCTTTGCCTTGCTGCATTTTCCTTCGATTCGTGAAGGTGTCACGCACTGTTGGAATGTATGCCTCGATTCGACGATCCATCAGGCCGTACCAAACGCCGACCTGCGCTAGCATCAATTCTGCCAACTCCTTGTCCACCGGTTCGTCATCATTGACAGCGCCGTAGCGGATTTGGTCGCCTTCTATGAAGTAAAACATGGCCGGGATTGGCCGAAGCCTGGTTCCGGTTGGGCCTTTCCACATTGAGACGGTGATTCCGTCCTCTGGGTCATTTCCAGCCACCAGCATCAGCACTTCGTAGCTGGCGTGGGTTTTGGTCTTTCCTTTCCAAACCACAAAGCATTTATCAAATGGCGGTCTGTGCGTCATCACTGGGTCCAGGTCTGCGCGTTGCTGATCGGTGAATCCGCCGCTAAGGTCAAACCATTTGATGTCCACAATGTCAATGCCTGCATCGGCCATGAGCTTCATGGAGTCTCGGACCAGTTGCGTCGTCATGTGATCTCCCCGGTGTCTGGGTCGATGAATTCTGGCGCGGTGAACTTGACGCCTTGCTGCACACCAAAGGCCTCGATCAGTTCTTGAAGCTCGCACATCTCGGGCTTGGTCATGTTGCTGGTGGACTTACCCAGGGCAACAAAGCCGCCGTCGATGCCTGGCACGACGTCCTGTTTGGTCAAGGCTGCGGTCAGCACGTCCTTCCAGTTTTCAGGGGTCAGCTTCCTGCCGTACCAGTTCACTTGCTTGCTGACGTCGGTCAACATGGCCCAGAGCCTGCGGTTTTGTTCCAGGCTGCGCGTTTCCTTTCTGACCTCGACGACCATCCGGTGGCCAGCCATCAAGGATGCCTTGATCAGCGGCCAGATTTGCTGCGTAAGCACCTTGTGGGCCTGCACCGGTTCGAACATGGTCATTTTGATGCGGTCGGTCATGTCAGGCACTCCCGGACTGCGATCCAGCACTCGTCGGCGCTGAGGGGTGTTTCGTCAAGTTCTGGCGCACGGACTCCAAGATGCGCTCCCGGCCAGGGTTGTCTGGAAATCGCTCGATGGCCGCCAGCATGGACGCAGCCAGGCGTTTGTCGGGGCGGGCGCTCAGTACCAGCCTGCAGCAGCACTCCACGCATTTGAACGAATACGCCCCACTGTGCGGCCGTTGTTTCGATGATTCGCATTGCTGGCATGTCATTCTCCCTCCTGCAGGCGCAGTGCCTTCTTGGCCATGTCAACGCTGCCAGCGCTGATTCGCGCACCAGCTGCCTGCCTGGCCATAATCTTTCTCGCCCAGTCTCGCCCGTCGTTCATAACCACAAACTCCACCGGGCCGATGGGCTTTTCATCTGGCGGTGGAAGTCTGCGAGGCTGGTCATCGCTGAAGGTCTTGCGCGGCATCACGGCTTTGCAGATCGATTCAAACTGCGGAAGGTTCGGCGGAAACTCTGGACAAACCTCGGTCAGGCGCTTGGCGGCAGTCTCGATGGTGTCCGGTGAATAATTGGCCAGGGTCGATTCCCAGACCAGCATGGCAGCGCGGATTCCCTTGTCCTTGCCGTTGGCGTCGCGCTCGCCTGTGGAAAACTTAGTGGTGAACAGGCTTCCGTAAGACCCGTGCAAGACCAGAAACAGCTTGCGGATGGTCGGATTGTCTCCGCGTGGCGCGGGTTGTTGGCCAGCGTTCTGGATGGCCTGGCTTGCCATTTCAGCGAGGTTATTCATCGTCGAACACCCCATCAAAGATTGCGCGGGAGGCTGCAGCGTGCTTGTGCTCGTTGCGGCCAGCCGTCCTAGCCTGGTTCTGTCGCCTCACCCAGTTGCGCCAGGTTGCATCCCAGTCGGTCTTGACGCCTTTCTGTCCAGGCTGGGCGATCCAGTAATCCCTGAACTCGTCAAACACCTGTTTGGGCACAAGGTCGGGACGTTCCTGTTTGCAGAAGTGAAACCAGTCAGTCGGCAGAAGGCAGTCTGCTGGCAAGCGCGAGCCGCGCTGCTTTCCTGTCTCCTGTTTCTTGGTTACTGGTTCTTGGTTTATGGTTATTGGTTCATGGTTAGGTGGCGCTTCGTTCACGCTTGGTGCACGGTTCGTGCTTTTCTCTCTACGCTTCGTTTCACGATCAAGGGCGATCTGTTTGTTTTTGTCGGCCTTGGCGTGGTAGTCCAGAAGCTCGGCCAGGATGCGGTCTTGCACATACTGGCCATCGTCATCCAGTTTGAAAAACCGGCTGAGCACAAACTTAACCGCCTCAACTTCGGCATCAGTACTGGCCCAAGTCCACTCGATGGCCTCTTCAAGCGTGGGGAACTTCTCACGGTCGTAGCACGAATCAATCAGAAGCGTGTACGCACCGTGCTGCAACATGGACAGCCGTCCGCATTTTTTGGCGTAGTCGCCTAGGTTTCTTTTGTAATAGTGCATTGCACTTCCTCGCAAACCCTCCAGAAAGACTTACGGCAGGCGGGAGGTTCGCTTTTCGAGTGGGTAGCTACTCCCACCCTAGCCGGGTCTTGCATCACTTTACCTCAGGCGACCATGTCGCTCAAGGACTTTCGGAAAGCTTGCCCAAATTTCTTGTCCAAAACTGGCCGCCACTTGTGCGCCACGCCATTGTTGGCCCAGGCTTGCACGGCAGGGCCGCTGACATCTCCCAAAGCCTTGGCCAACTTTGCATAGCTGCCCGCCTGCTTATGAGCAAAGTCATAGACGTGAAGGTAATAGGTGTCATCTTTTTTCATAGACCAGACTATAACAGAAGTTTTTAACGTGACTAAAAATTTATTTTTGCGGAATCCTGTAAAATTTTCTTGTAATGGTGTATGATTCGTTTCACCAACAACCACCCACGAAAGGTAAACACGATGCAAGACGACTTTTACATAAACGCGGTGGACGGCAATGCCGCCATCGTCAGCCAAAACGAGGAGCACATCTCGCTTGGCCTGCACATCCGAGGCGGCAGCTGCCGCATAGACCTGACGCCAGCGCAGGCCCAGGAACTGATCAACGCAATCACCCAGACTTTGAACCAGGAGACAACAGCATGAAAGAGATCGCAGCCGCATTGGTCAAGGCCCAGAAAGCCTTTGGCCCAGCCCTCAAGACAAAAACAAACCCGCACCTCAAAGCAAAGTATGCCGACCTGGGCGACTGCATTGAGGCCGTGATCGATGGACTGAACAACAACGGCATCGCCCTGATGCAACAGACGCACGAATGCGAATCTGGCGTCCTGGTCGAAACAGTCTTCATCCACGAATCCGGTGAAACGTACTCGGCCGGCAAGTTCCACGTTCCAGCCGTCAAGCATGACGCGCAAGGGTACGGCAGCGCCCTGACTTACGCACGCCGCTACAGCCTGATGGCCGCCTGCGGCATTGCCCCAGAAGACGACGACGGCCAGGCCACCAGCAAGAAAACTCCGAAGCAGCTGGACGGTTACCCAGAATACGAAGCCGAGACACTTCCAGCCATGCGAGAAGCCGCGCTGCAGGGCAACGAGACGCTGGTCTCAGCGTTCCAGGCTTTGCCCAAGTCGGCACACAAGGCCGCGTTCTGGCAAGCCCAGGGGCCAGCCCTCAAGAAGGCCGCCAAGGCCGCTGACGAGCAGGAGACAACAGCATGAAACGCATCTATGACGACCACCTGCACATGATGGAAGCGATGGGCGGAAGTTTTGTCAAATCGCTGGCCGCGTGCTACTACTGTGCGGACAGCTCCAACAAGCCACGCCTAGAGGCGGCATTTCCAGAGTACTTCAATAAGTACCGGGAGATGTGGAAAGAGCACAAAGCCAAATTGAATGAGCAGGAGGCAGCATGAGAGTCATCACAGCAGATCAAGGCACCGAAGAGTGGAAGCAAGCCCGAGTCGGTGTGCCATCCGGCTCAAAGTTCAGCGACATCATGGCCAAGGGAGGTGGGGCAACTCGCGCCACTTACCTGACCGCCTTGGCTTTGGAGCGCATCACAGGGGTGCGCGAAGAGTTCAAGACAACCTTTGCCATGGATCAGGGAACCGAGCGCGAGCCTTTCGCACGGTCAGCATACGAGGCCCACACAGGCCAGTTTGTCACCGAGATAGGCTTTTGCATGCACGACACGCTGCAGGTCGGTGTCAGCCCTGACGGCCTGGTTGGCAAGGACGGCATGACCGAATACAAGTGCCCGATGCCAAAGACCCACCTGGAGTATTTGCGGCTTGAGGCAGGCAAGTGCCCGACGGCTTACCGCTGGCAGGTGCAGGGCCAGCTCTGGGTGGCCGAGCGCGAGTGGTGCGACTTCGTGTCCTACAACCCAGACTTCCCAGAAAATGCCCAGCTCATCATTCGCCGGGTGATGCGTGACGAGAAGGCCATCAAGGAGCTGGAGATCGAGGTGCTCAAGTTCCTCGGGGACATCGAGCGCGAGGTCGAGTTCATCAAGTCTTACAAGGATGCAGCATGAGCGACACAAACACAGGCGGCCCAGCGTTTCCGTCACCAACGGATGGAATGCTTGATAACGAAGGCATGACATTGCGCGATTACTTTGCGGCCAAAGCGATGCAGGGCTTCATAGCGGCCGGTCGATTTCAAGGGCACGCGTCTTGCGCAGTCGATTCTTACGCCATGGCCGATGCCATGCTGAAAGCGAGTGCAGCATGAAAGGCCGAGATCTTCGAGACGCTGGCATCGCTGCCGTGTCCATTGGCCGCGAGGACTGGATCGCCAAGGCACGCGACATGGCCATCTGGATTGCCAAGGAATCCGGTCAAGTCAGCATCAACGACGTCCGGCATTTGATCGACCTGCCGGGCGATTACCACCCAAGCACTTGGGGTGCTGTTTTCAAGAGCAAAGATTTCAAGGCAGTGGGTTACTGCCAAGCCACCCACCCATCGGCCCACGCTCGGGTCGTTCGGGTTTACAAACTGAAGGAGCAAGCATGAAAGCACAAGGACTGGCACGCATCGGCAAGGACGCCGAGGTGCGATTTACACCAGGCGGCACGGCCGTAGCCAACGTTTCGCTGGCATTCACCTACGGCAAGAAGGGCGACGACGGAAAACGCCCAACGCAGTGGGTTGACGCATCGATATGGGGCCAACGCGCCGAGCCGATGGCACCTTACCTGCTCAAGGGCAAGCAGATCGTGGCGTACCTTGAGGACGTGCACCTGCAGACCTACACCAAAGGCGACGGCACGCAGAACACAAAAATGGTGGCACGCCTGTCCGATCTTGAATTTGTTTCTGACAATTCAGACCACAAACCAACACAAAAGCCGCAAAGTGCGCCACAATCACGTCCAGCGCCAGCACAGCAAGGCTCAGGCTTTGACGACATGGACGACGACATTCCCTTCTGATGGAGACAAAAATGGAAGAGCAACAACCAAAGCGGCCACCGTTCAAGGTGTCTGGGTCGGCAGCGATCAAGCACCTGAACGTGCGCAAGGAAGGGCCAGAAGACGAGAAGATTCTGGCCGTGGACATCAAGATGGAGATCAAAGGCATCGACAAAGCGCTGTGCGGGTACTTTGACGACTCCCTGGAGGCCTTCTTGTGGCGAGGTGATACCAATGCCCTGATCGTCCGCAATCTCTGGCTGACGCCGGTGCAATACGGCAACCTGGTGTCGTCGGCCACGGCGGAGATCGGCAGCCAGACCTTTTTCGGTGCCGAGATCAAGAAGTTCAGCATCGCACCGCGTGACGGTGGAGTGATTGCGCTGACCTGCAGCGTGACCATCTACCCCACCGCGCAAGAAGTCTCGCAGCTGGCCAAGCTGGTGCAAGACGAAACCCGCGTCCTTCTTGAAGGGCCGCCAGACCTTTTCGATTCATCAACTACAACGGAGCAACCATGCACGAACAACGTCAACTGACTTTTGGAGAGAAGGCTGTCGGCCTGACATTCAACCCAAGCGGAGACCCAACGGTCGAAGCCATCAAACGCAAGTGCGCAGACCTGATCGACGAGATTCACGAATTGCGCACCAATCAGCCAAACGCTGAGATCGCACGGATGGCAAGTTTGGCCATCACGGAAATTCAGGCTGGCCAAATGTGGGCAGTCAAAGCAGCCACTTGGAAATTTTGAGGAGAAACCAATGAGCACACGCATTTACCTGGTCACCGACGTGGAGACCAACAAGCACCGCCTGATTCGCGCAGGCAATCAGGCCCAGGCCATCCGACACGCCGCCCAAACCCGGTTCGACATTGAGGTTGCTGGCCAGGACGATCTGGTGAGTCTGCTGACCAATGGCATTCCGGTCGAGCTGGCTGGCGCTGGCGCCACAGTGGACATGTTTGAAGAAGCGCAGGAGGCAGCATGAGAATCTTCATCGATGGCGAGTGGAACAGCTACGGTGGAGAACTGATCTCGCTGGCGCTGGTTGCTGAGGATGGCCGCAGTTTTTATGAGGTGCTTGGCTGCGAAAACCCAGACCCATGGGTTACTGAAAACGTCATGCCAAAGCTAGCAAAGCCATGGATCGTCATGCAATCTCTGCAACAGCAGTTGGAATATTTTCTCAGCCAGTTTGACAGCGTGCACATCATTGCCGACTGGCCAGAGGACATCATGTGGTTTTGCAAGGTCTTGATCACTGGCCCAGGCACACGGCTGGACACGCCGCCATTGACGATGCAGATTCTGCGCGTCGACACGGTTTCCCAAAATCCACACAATGCGCTGGCAGATGCCCAGGCACTGCGCGACTGGTATGTCAGCGTGGACATGAATGAAGTAAGGAGTGAAGAATGACCACAGGAAACAAACGCCAATACGTGACCGTCCGGCTGCCGGACGACATCATGGCCAAGCTGAAGGCTGAGGCCGAGCGCAACACCCGCAGCCTGTCTGCCCAGGTGCTGCACTTCCTGAAACAAGGCTTGGAAAAGGTGAAAGCATGAAGAGAGGCTGGCAGTTCGACGTGGAGTGGTTCACGCACCGCTGGCCGCTGTTTGTGTGCGGCATTCACCAAGGCCAGTTCTGCCTGTGCCTTTGGGTGGTCGATGTGACCATCTGGAGGTACTGATGGACAAACGGCACATGCTGATGGCATACCTTAAGCCATCGAAAATGCACCTGGCCGTCTGCAAGGCCGCTGGCTGCGGGTGCCGTCCCGCGCTGGCGGTCTTTTTCGACCGAGTGGAAAAAACCTTCAGCATTTTGGAGTTCAAGCCATGAATGAAAACGAAGCCAAACTGGACATGCTGGTGGCAGAGCTGGACTACGAGAACCGGCTTTTACGCGCCAGAAACGACCGCCTGATGCGTGAGGCCGAGGCGACCAACTTCGACCGTACAGCGGCCTGGCTGAAGGCCTGCGGCAAGGAGCAGCTGAACCCTGCGAACCTTTCCACACAGATTGGATGCCACTTGGAAGAGTTCTGGGAGTTCCTGGATTGCATCAAGCTGGACAGCGAGGACGACGAGCAGCTGTTGCACTCCATCATCGATGACATGGGCAGGCTTTCAAATGCCATCAAGCGCGGCCTAATCCAGGCACGCATCAGCGAATCCATGCGGGTTCATGCGCTCGATGCACTGTGCGACAGTGAGGTGACCGGCAACGGCATCGCCTACCTTGCGAACTTCGACAAGAACGGAGCCGACAAGGAGGTGCTGGCCAGCAACGAGTCCAAGCTGGTCGACGGAAAGCCAGTTCTGATGCCAGGCGGCAAGATCGGCAAAGGCCCGAACTATAAAGCGCCAGAACTGGAGAAGTTCGTGTGAAGCGCAAGTGGCACAAGCGGTACACGATGATGGACGAGCTCCTGGCCAGTCCGACCGAGCCTTTGCCAGAGGCTTGGCGGGTTGGCCAGCTCACCAAGATGTACGAAGGCCTGCACCAGCTCGAGCAAGGCGACGATCCGCAGCCGGACGACTGGCGTCTGGTTTCGGACGCCGTGAACCTGGTCGAGACGCTGGTGGTCGAGATGAAGGTCTGCGAGGACGCCAATGGCCTGCTGATGGACGCCATCACAGCCTTGGCCAAGGCAGGAAAGCGCAGCAAGGCCGGGCAAGGCCTGCGCCTGGACGGTGAAGGCATCGTGGCCGTGCGTTCGATCCTGCGCGACTACGCCGAGTTGATCGATGTGCTGCCAGCCAGGACGATGGTGAGGTGTCATCGGCTGACCGAGAAACGCATCCAGGACATGCTGGACGGGAAGAAGCGGCCAAACGACATTGAGATTTGCGATCTCTGATTAGTAAAAACCCCTACAAAATAATTTTGCAGCTTTGTGGGTGAATGTGGTACTATCAAGGCATCAACACAGGAGAACTCGATGAAGCACTGGAAACACACGCAACACCCCTACAGCGACGAGATCAAGCGCCGTCTGTTTGTCACCAAGACCGAGCGCCGCTGCGAGGCTGCAGCAGACTATCTGCTGGCCTTGGCCATCGGATGCGGCCTGGCCGCCCTGCTGGTTGCCTGGTGGAGCTCATGATGGAAATCGAAAGCCGCATCTCAGGAATCCCCTGCCTCATCCGAGTGACCCACTTCGAGAGCGTGCGCGGGTCGTACAGCTACAACGCGCCCAGCGACATGGACTATTACGGCTACAGCGAGTGCGAGTGGGAAGTGCTCGACCGCAATGGCAGACCGGCTGCGTGGCTGGAGCGCAAGCTCACCGACGCCGACCGCAGCCGTATCGATCAGGAGATCGAGGAAGCCATGACCGAGGATGCGTACTGATGGACGCGCTCGGCCACTACGACAGGCTGTATGGCGATCTGGGCTTGTCTCCAAAGGACGCCGCCCAGTGGGTGTTCGTCTCAGGCTGGAACAGCGCCATGCAGGAGGCTCTGGAGCGCATCCAGGCCATGCCGCTGCAACCGGACACCAATGCATCGTTTGCGGTCTATTTCCAGCAGATGATGGTGATTGACGCATCGACCATTCAAGCGAGGATGCAATGACCAAAGACGAAGCATTGAAACTGGCGCTGGAGGCGTTAATGCACACGCCAACCCTTAGCCCTGCCGTGGAAGAATTGTGCGATGACGCAATTGACGCCATCGAGCAAGCCCTTGCAGCACCTGTGCAGGAGCCGGTTGGCACGTTGAACATCTGGTTTTACAAGGGCCACGGGAACTACGACTTTGATTATTGGGGCAGCCTTGGCGAGGGAACCTACACCGTTCACGTTGCAAAATCCGAAGCGCCTTCTCATAACAGCACCTGCAACGAAACTTTGCGTGCGCAAGGAAAGCCATACCCCAGAACTTGTAAGAAATGCGGCCTTGGCCCTTGCATCGGGAAGCCTAAGTCTGACACCACCCCACCCGCAGCACCTGTGCAGTATGAGCTTTCGCCAACAGATATTTACGACTTTGCTGGTTGGTTGACGACGCGCAATGGCGTGATGAAAGTCGGAAGTTCTTGTGAAGCTGGACCGATGGCAGAGGCTGTCGGCGAATATCTCAAAACATTTCCAGATCGCTTTACCGCAGCACAGCGGCAGTGGGTTGGGCTAAACGAGGATGAGATCGACAAACTCAAACACCTAAATGACTGGACAGCAAGCTGGTCACACACGGCATTTGCGCACGCAATTTCGCATCTTTTGAAAATTAAAAACGCATGAGCAATCCTTACCCAACGTACAAAACCAACCGAATTTTTACTGGAGCAACGAGCATGAACTTCACACTTGAGCAAGCAATGGAAAAATTTCCACAAATCAAACATTGGCATGAACAATATATGAAATCAAACTCAAAATTTGTTGATTTGTACACAAGCGAAGAAGACACAGCAGAACTGCTGCGCTTAGGCCAAATGCCAAAACCTTTGCGCCTTGCCGCAGGATTAGAAAAGACGATGCAGTGGCCTTTGCACGGCAAGGCTGCTGACTGCTTGCGCGAAATGTATGTGTTATTTCAACACTGCGCAAACGAGATGCGTTACGCAGGGTGGGATAAGCGCGAAGCCGACAACTATGTGAGGAACGATGTGTACGAGGAAGTCAAAAGCCTTCTTGGAAAAAACACATGAGCAACGTCATCCCATTCAACGGCATCACCAAGCTCGACCTTGATCCTGACATCGTGCTGGAGAACACCAAGGGCAAGCTGGAAGGCTTTGTCATCTGTGGGTACGACAAAGACGGCCAGGAGTATTTCGCCAGCACCTATGCCGACGGTGGCGATGTGCTGTGGCTGCTGGAGCGCATGAAGCTGCGCTTGCTGACGGTAGAGGTGGATTAACGCTTTCCAGCCCTCTGCCTGGCGTTGGTATCAGCCTGCCACTGATCGCGGCACTCAGGGCCGCAGAAGCGCCTGTCAGCGACCACAGGCTCTTCGCAGTAGTGGCACAGGCCAGTCGGCTCAAGTCGCTGGTGTGGTTGCCTGGCGGTGGTCAGGCAGGCCTCGCGCTCTTGCTCTTCGCGTAGGGTAGCTTGATCGGAAACGTCGGTCATAAAAAAGACCCGGCACAGAGGCCGGGCAAGGCGGCTGAAGCCGCGGTGGAGACAACTGGCTATTTCTTCAACGCCGCGGCAATGGATGGCGCGACCTTCTCGACGCTGCGGCCTACGACATACCCACCAAGGCCAAACTCGACGATGCTCCAGAGCTTGAGGTATTCGGCCTCTTGCAGCCCAGGAGCAGCCCAGCCAAACCACCTGGCCACGATCAGGCCGACAAACACCAGCATGGTAAGTGGTCGCCAGTTGGCCGCCAGCCAGTGCGTGCTGGCTGCCTCGGTGTTGATAATCTTGGCCGCAGCAGATTCAATCTCAGCCTGGTGGCTCAGCAGTTGGCGCATTGCCTCTGCCTCTGCCTTGGCCTTCTCGGTCGGGTCAGGAAACAGGCTGCCAACGATCTGGCCAATGATCGGAGCCAGCGCCGGGACGAGTGCTTGGATCATTGGTACTCCCAGATCACGTTGGACGGCAGACCATGGCCACCCAGGCCAAGGTGCACGAAGTTCTTGGCAATGCCGATGCGGTGGAATCCGTGCTTGAGCGCCAGGCGAATCAGGTCGAATCGGTCGCTGCCAGAGGTGCACGCAACGTCGCAGCACATGCCACGAGTGTGCTCGCCATCAGATCGGCCCTTCCCGGCCTCCACGGGGTGCGTTGGGTGCCTGTAGCCGCTGGTGATGGTCATGGGCCGACCGTACTCAGTGCGCAAGGCCTGAAGGCGCTCCATGAAGTCAGGGAGCATGCCATTCAGTCCGGTGTGCTTGCAGTCGAACTCGGCCTTGGTGAAGTTGGGGTAGTCAGACCAATTCATTTTGCAACCCAGTGAACGACAACAACAGGACGGCCACGGCCGCCATGGCTGACCGTGCGCACCTCTTGAACAGGCAGACCAGACAGATGTGCAAGAACGGCCTGCTTGGACAAGCCAAGCGCATCGGCCATGTCTTTGACCGTCCTCGGGTTTTCACGAACCATCTGCATAATCTGCTCGCGCATCAGTGACCCTTCCAGTGGCTGGCCATGAAGCCAACCAGCGCAGAAAATCCTGACGCAATACTCATTCCAAGCCAAAGGCCACCCTTGGACTTGTTGGCCAAGGCCACAAGTTCTTCAAGCTGGCGCTCCATCTTGTCCATCTTCTTGTCCATGTCCTGCACGCGCTGCCACAGAACTCCATACTTCACGAGGTCAATGCCGCCATCCTTCTCTTCAGCCATGTCAGGACACTCCATCGATTACAAGCCCTGGCCGGGCGTGACGTAGACGGTGGTCGCGCCAGAGGCAAGACCGCTGAAGTAGGTGTCCTTGTTGAAACGCAGGATTTCAACAGCGCCAGGTACCAGCACTACGGCAGGCGAAGGGTTGCCAGCCACAGGAGCCACAGCATTGGCTTGTGCCTCGGATGCAGTCGGGCCTGTGCCCAAGAATACGGTGTCGCTGCCTGCGTTCACGAAGCGGTACTGGCCAGCGTTCTGAGGATTGAACTTCTCGTAGACCGGAGCCTGAACGCCAGCAGGAGCAACTGCTGCAGCCGCCACGACGACGGTTTCGCCTATCGGGTTGAATGCAATCTGGGAATTGGTGGACATATCAGACTCCTTATGCAGCGCTAGCTGCCTTGTATTTTTCGATCACATCAGAATTGTGGATTGCTGAGCAAATAGCCTGCACTCGATCAGTCTCTCTGCTGTAGTCATCACCAGGGGCGACAACATGACGGTGGAAAGTTCCACTGATTTGTTTCCCATCCTCCAATATGGCTGTCTTTGTGCGAACGTGCACACAGCCATTCTCTACAACCTCAATTCGATCAACAATTTCAACTTTTTCCAATGCCATTTTGATCTCCAATCAAAACCAAAACCCGGTGTTCTGCGCCGGGACAGTACTTAGATTCTGCACCAAAAACAACACGCAAAATCACAGCAACGTTGTGACATCCGTCGGCGGCAGTTGATTGCGGCTATCAATACCGGAATATGTGATTTCAGCCCAGCCTTGTATTGACGAAGACACAAGATTGCCACCAGAGTCACAGCCACCAAACCAAATCACGTTTTCATTGTTTCCCATGTTGTTTGGAACAGAGATTCCGTACTTTCCAGCAGGGATAAGTTCTGCAACCGTTGGCACAGAACTGCTCAGATTGACTGTCGCAAGTGGAGTTGTTGCAGATGGGCCAAAAAACACACCGATTTTTGCAATGACCGTTGCCGCGACATTAACCTTGATGGAGGTTATCAAGGTATTGCTCGGGATTTGCACATAAGGTGCAGTTGTTGGATTGTCAGCAATGTACGAATATCCAGAATATCGAGTTAGCTCATATCGCATTGAGCACTGATTTTCTGATGTCGAACTTCTCGCAACTCCATTGATGGAGTTCACAAAGTTACTGTTGACAGACCGAACAATAGGAGTGATGAGTCCGTTTTCAACACAATATCTGAATGTACGAACCGTGTTGCCAGTGTCAAAGAATGACGGGATCAGTAGACCAGATGCAAAAATGCAGTTATCAAACATCAACTGCGTCCCAACAAGCCCGTTAGCATGCGTCACATCCCATTCAGCAATAGTCTGCGCCTCAATACCGTAGACAGAAGGAAGAACGCAAGCACGGAATGTAGCTTCCGCAGAACCACGAATGCTTGCCGAACGGCCATCCGATGCGCCGCCGCCAGCATAAAAGTTCATTCCAACAATTTCGTATCTGCCATGTGTTGCATCTACGATTTGCACGAATGTGGTTGGGGATGCGCCAGATGTGCCTGTCTCAAGACGCGAGTTGCAGTACACATACCCATTATTTGATGTTGTGACAGTACCCGTTGCGTAAAAAATCACGCCACTGGATCGAGAGCCAAGTTCGCAGCCGATGATTCGCATACCACCAGCCCACTGGCCTGCGTGGTGGAAAAATCTGAAGTTGTCCACATCAGGGAACGCAGAGCACCCAATGAATGTCCAATCAACAGCTTCCGGGTTGCTGGAGTAGTAAAGCGTTTCCCACCCGATGAAGTACGAGTTGCTGACTGTGGTTTGATCGCAGTGCGTTGCACCTGTGATGTTGAAAACTTTGTTCAGCTTGTAGGTGCCACCTTTGACTTTCAGGTTGTCATAGACGTGTCGTATAAATACATTGGCGACTGCAGGATTCTGAGGATTCGCAGAAACCAAGTATCCGTTCACAGATGTGTTGTAGTCGTTTACGACAACAACGGTTCCGTTGACAAGTCCAAAATTGAAGATGTAGGCAGCGTAGTCAACCAACGCATCGTTTGCGCCAGTTTGATGCCATTCAAGCTGCGACCCACACAAGTCAATTTGATACGAAGTGCCATTGGTTCCGCTGGTAACATAGTTATGCCCAAGCACGTTGTTGCCACTGACAACATACGTTTTACCGGGAGCAAAAACAACAACAGGCTGTTTTGAAATGTGCGGAAACGAAGGAACACTGCTCAATGATTGCGCGTAGTCGATTGCTGCACGAATGGCAGCAGTATCGTCAGTTACGCCATCACCAACAGCACCGAAGTCCGATACATTGATCGGAGCGCCTTCGATCATTGAGTAGGAAACTTTTGTCAAACTCATGGAATGTCCTTAAACGGTATACGTCAGGCAAAACCCAAAGTATGTGTTGTTTGCAAAAGCCACATTTGTCATTGCAGATGTCGCTCCGTTGTTCATCACGTTCAGCTTGATGACGGTTGAATTTGCATCGGCAACGGCGTAAGGTACTCCGACCACTGTCAAACTACCAGTACCACCAACGATGCCGTTTTCGTTTTTGAAGGCTGCATTCGATACAGTAAACGGGAGCCCTGCAATCGTGGCGTCACCAGTTGCAGACCCTTTGTTCGACAAATACATTCCGACCTGGACAAAAACTTGTCGTCCAATTCGTGTGTATGTTGCTTGGCGAACCGCATAAGTTATTCCAGTAGCTGCACCACCAAATTGCAAATCAGGTGTCCATGCTCCCTCTTCATAATCGTCCAGCAGTTCACTAGTCATGCCTGGTGCATTTGAGTCGGCAGAAAAATCAATGCCTTTACCAGCAGTTCCAATGACCAGGTTTCCATTGATGATTGTTTGATCGCCAGTTCGCGTTGATGGGAATCCAACTGTCTTGAGCATTTCGGTCTCCTTAAACCAAGAATTCGATCACAGAATTGATTGGTGGCGCTTCTGTAAACGTCACTGAACCAGCTGCAAATGTGTAAGTGTTTTTGTTCTGATATACGCCATTGATGTAAATAAATGACGGCTCAGATGCAACGGCAAATATTGTTTGAACTCCATCACCAGTTGCATTTGATGGAATAAATGTGACATCGACAACAATTCGGTTGTATCGCTCAGTTGCAGACGGTGCGCTGTAAACAACGCTGCCGTTCTTGTTCATCACACGGATGCTGTAGTCGCTGTTGACATACAGGCGTGCAGGCGTGCCATTTCGTGATGGGTAGCCGTTGATCGTTCGAATTGGCTGCGCGGCCTGAATGGTCAATGCAGCGTCAAAATAAACGTTGATCGGGTTGACCTGTGGATCAAGATTGGTCTGGCCGATCCAGATGTAGCCGTCTTCCAGCGGCTGCCCATCCGTCTCTGTAAAGATCGGATACGTGGGCTGAATGCTGAGTGCGGACATTACTGGTTCTCCTGATCGAATTGGCGTCCTGTCTGGACAGCGGATTGCAGCCACTGCACTCTCGCGTCCAGGGATTGTGGCAGCTTTGCTGCGTTTGCGAAATCGGCAAATGCCTTGCTTGCAGCAGTGCGACGGATAGCGGCCTGGCTTGGCTCGGTCTTAGTCGCGGCCTCGATGGCGAGCTTCTGGAAGTCGTCGCTGGCGAATAGCTTACCGGCAGCTTTCACCGCATCTGCATTGCCCTTGGACATGAACTGCACGATGTCAGGTGCAACGAAGCCGCCACCAGGGATTGCACTTGCTGCACCTGTGACGACGCGTTGAGCTGTCGTGCTTTGCATGACCTTACCGATCAAGCCTTCGGCCTTCATGGCCTCCACCAGCGCCTGGTTGGCCTTTCCGGTGGTGAGCACCTGGGCGCGTGCGTCGGTGATCCTGCGCGAGATCTCGAACAGGTCGCGCAGCACTGGATCAGCATCCTTGCCAAGCACCTCGATCACCTGCTTGTAGACAGGTGGGTTGGCACGCAGGCCACGGTAGGTCTTGGCGAACTCGGCAAAACCGAAAGCGCCTTCTTGAGCAGCGCGGCTAGAGCTTGCAACAGATGCCAGCGCAGTGGCGATGGTCTCCTTGCGCAACTCAGGAGGCACGACCTTGATCAGCTTGTTGAATTGAGCCGCATCACCCTTGGCCGCCGACTTGATGGCCGACTGCATGAGGGTTGCCACACTGCCGTCGCTTTCCTTGCCAAAGGCACCGACGATGCGGTTTTCCAAGGCCTTGCGCTTCGCTGTCAGCAGGTTGGCTGCGCGGAGTTCTTGGCGCAGTGCATCGCCGCCGATCTGGCCAACGTTGGTCAGCTGGTCTTCGGCCAAAGCACCATAAAGGCGTTTGAGGTCACCAGCGGCCATGTTGCCGTATGGGGACTCCTTGCCAGCCATCGCTTGGCCGATCAGGTTCTTCTCACGCAGCAGACGGCCGTAGGTCACAGCCGGGTCGGTGGCCAGCTCGTAGAGTTTCTTTTCCTGTGCAGATAAGCCTTTTTCACCGACCTCAGCCAGTACATCGTCGAGCGTTTGCGTCAGGCGAGGAAATTGGACTGTCGCAGTCTTTGGAATTGTGGCGTCCACGCGCTTGTAGATCACATCGGCATCGTTGAACAGCTGAGTGCGTGTCGAATTCAGGCTGTCCAGGATGCGCTGAGACGTTGCGCCAGGAGCAGGACGGCCCTCGATGAAGGCCGCGTCGAACTGCTGCACCACGTCGTCAGCTTTCCCGATGGCGGTGCGGACAGTATTCACCCAAGCAGCCTCAGCCTCACCACCAGCAACAGACCGGGTCAGGCCAACGGCCGCACGCACCTGTGGGTTGTCGCTGAACACATCGAAAGGCAAGTCCATGCCAAGGCGCTCGGCTGCGGCACGGGCATCAGGGTTTACCTGGGCAACGTCGGCCAGCTTGGCTTTGGCTGCGGCAGAGCCTGGGCCGCTGCCGGAGGCCTTGCGCACCAGGTCTCCAACTTCTTCGAAGGCCTCGGTGGCCACCTGAGCCACAGGAGCAGCTTCGGGCGCCATAGCGGTGCCAATTGGTGCGCCAGCAGGGGCCGCAGGAGCCGTCGGTGCAGCTGGTGCAGGCATTGGCTCAAGCGTTGGCTCAATTCGCGCAGCAGGGGCTGCTGCGGGGGCCGCAGCGGGTGCGGCAGGCGCTGGCGTCACAGGGCGACCTGTTGCGCGTTGGACGGTGCGTTTTACGGCAGGGGCAGCCGCCTGTACGGCACGTTGCACGACTTGGCCAGCACCACCTGCAGCGCCAGCGGTGACAACCTCGCCAGTGTCAAATCGGCCGCCCGTGCCTGCCTGTGTTGCCTCGATCACGGCTTGCGTGCCTGCGCCAGCAGCTACAGCACCAGGAAGCGTGGTGGCGCGTCCAGCAGGCGTGAAGGCCAACAATCCGCCCAAAGCACGCGGAATGTCGCCAACCGAGAAACCGGGTGGGATGGCGTACTCTCTCTGATCAACAGACGATTTCAGGATGAAGTTTCCCTTGGCGTCTTGGCGTGCCTCGATGCCTGGAAAGTTGGCCTTCAAAATTTGCACGGTCTCCTGTGGGTTTGAAACCAAGGTGCCCAGGGCAGACTTCAAAGAAGCCACGCTTAGCTGGTTCAGCTCTGGCATGCCAGTCCACTCAGGCAGCGCTTGGGTTTCAGGCGTTGCGCGTCGTGCGCCAGTGACCATCTCGCCAACGGACTCGAAGAAGCCCATTTTCTGAGGCTCAGCTTGGCCGCCGAACTGCGTGGCCATAGCCGCATAGTCGACGGTCGGAGCCGCGGCAGGTGCGGCAGCCGGAGCAGGCGCAGCCGGGCTTGTGGCCGTGCCACCGAACTGTCGTGCGAGTGCTGCGTAATCGGTTGCCATCAGCGAATCCCTGCTGCTTTCTTGAAGGCGTCAGCCGCCTGCTGATTTGGGAATGTAAGCACCTGGCCATTTGGAGCTGTAACTCTCACAGCAGCTGCTGCGGGAGCAGGTGCTGGAGTTGGAGCACCAGGTGCGGCCGGAGGTGGAGTTCCAGGCGCGGTCGGTGCTATTTCGGTTGGCGTGTAGAAGATGTTTTCCGTCTTTAAGCCGTAGCCCTTGGCGATGCGCTCGATGCCCTGGCGAACCTGGGCTTCTTGTTGCTGCGCGGTCGTGTACAGCTTACCAGCTTGGCCTTTGAAGGCGTTGCGCTGTGATGCGGAAAGACGTTCGCCGCTGATGACCTTGTTGTACACGTTTTGGATGCGCTCAGGAACACCGGCCGCGTTTTGAGCTGTGGCGAATTCGCCCTCGCGCACGACAGAACCGGGGTCGAGCATTTTCATATAGCCAAAGATCAGCGACAGATCACCAACCGCGTTGTCCTCAGAGGAAAGCACACGGCCATAGGCAGACTTGACCTCTTGGTAGCCTTTGGTCTGGTCACTGTATTCCCTGCGAAACTTTGTTTCGGCCTCTGGACGCTTGTCGGCAGGAATGATGCCGGCACTGATTTGATCGGCTTCTGCTTGAGCACGTCTTGCATCTGCGCCGGACTTTGCAGCCGCGGCTTCAGAAGCACGACGGGCAGCCTTGGATGCTTCGATCTGAGCCTGCGTGAGGCCCAACTCTGCGCCAAACTTGTCTGGCGCAAACTTGGCCTCGGCCTCTTTGATGATGGCCTCTGATGTGGCTTTGCGAAGCGTGAATGGTTGCAGCTCCTGCTTGCGACGGTCTTCTTCCAGCTTAACAGCGCTTTCGATGACCTTGTCACCACCTGGCATCTGTGAGATGGTAAAGCCAAAGTAATCCTCGGCTGCCTTTGGGTTTTCCTTTGCCACGTCGCGCCATGTCTCCAGGAACTTTGCGCCTTCCTCGTCGCCGCTGTTGCGTCGCGCCGTGATCTGCTGGTCGAGCAGATTCACAGCAATGTCAGGCTTGCCGGACTTGAAGGCCGAAAACACCTGACCAGAGCGCTGCAGGGCATTTTGCTGCTGGTCAGCGTTGATCAGGCTGAAGCTCTCGCGCACCGCCTTGGCCTGCGTCTCTGGCAGCATCATGGCCAGGTCGGCGTAGTCCTTGGCCGTTGCACCAGGCTGGCGCAAACGCTCAAAGGCCTGCATGACTGTCTTTTGCTGTTCAGCTTGTCGCTGAGCCTGCTCTTGCGCCATGCGGGTTTCGGTGATGGCTGTGCCAGTCTTGAAAGCCTGCAGGAATGTCTGCGACGGATCTGGCACGTCAATGCCATAGTTGATTGGGCCCATTGGGAGTTGAAGTGCCATCAGAATTTACCTCCAAGGCCAGAGAAGATGCCAAGGCCGCCAGAGATGGCAGACGGGATCGACGCAAAAGCCTTACCTGCAGCCATCTGGCCGCCAGCAGTTGCAGCGCCCTGTGCTGCAAGAAGTGACGCAATGTTGCTGCCAGTTTCCTGTGCTGCAGCGCCGGTGCCTGCTGCCGATGCTTGGCCAAACTTGGCCAGGCCACCGAGCTGACCATATTGCTGCTCAATCAGTTGGCTGAGAATTTGTGGCCGGAATTGGGCCAGGGCTGCCTGCACGTTGCCACCACGCAGACCACCAGTGGCAGATGCGCGTTGCAGCAGGGCGTTTTCACCTTGCTGTGTGAGCGCCTCAAACGCCGGGCCTTGCTCGATGGCCGAGATCGCGGCTCGCTGTGCCTCTGGGCCTTGCACGCCGACAAGGGCTTGCTGCTGCTTGAATGCCTCAGTGCCTCCGGTGACATACGGCTCGAGCAGTTTTTGCACGACGTCAAACTGGCGACGCTGCTCTTCAATACCAGCTTGTGAGGCGCCAGCCTGCGTCGCGGCTGCGTCTTTTGCTGCCTCGCCTTGCATGTAGCCAGAAACCAGCGTCGCACCGCCAACGGCAACGCCAGCCAGTGCGGCTCCAGATAATCCAAAAGTCATTTTGCGCCCTCCAGGTGCGGGTGTTGGACGGCCTCCAAAGCCAAAGCCGGTGCCGGGACGGTGTACATGTCCCAGATGGTCTTCGGGTCAGTTTCGTTTGTGGGGTTCGCGTGGAACGTGGTCACTTCAACGTCAGTCAGCGCAACGCCAGCACGCTTGGTGTGGGGTTTGGTGACGCTCATGAAGCCGGGACCAACATTGGCCGAGCCGTCGTCAGTAGTGACGATCAGGTGGCCTTTGCGAACAACAAAGAAGGACTCGTCCTTGTGCACTGCGCCGGTCAGGACTGTGCCAGCCGGGATGTGCATGGTGCGAGCGTAGAGGCCATTGCAGAAGTCGTGATCGACTGGCATCTCAACCTGGGGCAACTTGAGCAGTTCGGCCTCCAGGCGATAAATCGGCAGGTGCTCTGCTGGCACTTGCTCCTCAATTTCCTGAACCGCAGCATTGCTCATGGGGCACTCCTGTGAAGGGTGAGCCACTGGCAGCTCGGACAGCTCAGTGCCGTTATTGTCCCACATTTGCATGGCCTGTCAATCCATCTCAAAGTCGCGCTCTTCCCAGGCTTGGCAAGAACGGAGGTCGTGACAGATGAAGTCAAACTTGCGGCAGTAACCGCGGAATCCAGCGTCGGTGTCCCAATCGTTGCGCGGGATGCGCTCCATCAAGGCCTGCTTGTAGGTGCTGTTGTCGTAATACTCGCAGTTTGAGCAGCGACGACGACGAGCCTCTTTTTCGTCCACCTGCATGGCCTTGCCAAGTGCAACCCAGTAGACCTTGTTGGCGGTTGGCTCGTTGCTTGGGTTTTCAGGGCCAAGCATCCAGTCGTCGATGACGGTCTGGGTGTTTTTTTTGTTCTCGGCCGTGGTAATGAACGGCATCGAATCTGGCAGGCCAGTGAATCCAGCCATCATGATCTTTGGCATTTCCATGGTGTTTTCCTTAAGTGATTTCGCGGCCTGATGCGCGGATGGTCAGTGCAGTAGCTGTGCCAGTGGTTGAGATAAATCCACCAGCGGCCAGCACTTGGCCAACCAGCTCTGGGAAAGTGTATGTCTCGTCCGGTGCGATTGCGCGGCTGTCCACGATCAAGTTGGTCGCTCCTGCGGTGCCGCCGACACTCACCAGGTTGACGCTGATCAGCGCATTGCTGGCGCTGGTGTTGGTGGCGGTGAATTTGTCGATGATGGCCGTGCAGTTGGTGGCGGTGTATTGCGTGGTCTGCGCCGCCTCCATCTGCTTGGAGCCAATGAGGGGTTTTGCTGTGACTGCCATGTCGTTCTCCTTAAGTGGCTTCTGCGCCGCTGGCGATGATGGTCAGGCCTACCGATGCGGCCTGGATTTGAATGGTGTCGCCTGCGTTCAGCACCTCTATGCCGTTGTACTGCAGGGTGTTGTTTGCAGGGACGGAAACGTCGTACAGAAACGCATTGCCAGTTCCAGCCGATCCTGCCAAAGGAACCAAGAACACGCGCACATTGATGGCAGTGCCTGTGGTGTTGGCGATGCTGAATTCTTTGAGCAGCGTGCGAGTGCTGGCCGGGACGGTGTACAGCGTGGTGACGCCAGTCGTGATGGCGGCTTGGCCGAGTTTAGTGGGTGTGATTACATCGAAAGCCATGTGAGCACCTGATTAGATCGCACGGATGCGGGAAGGTTGGCCAAAGGCAAGATGCCGTTCACATCATGCGCCAGCTCGACATTGTTGCGCACTGGAGCAAGCGCCAGCATTTCAAGAGCGTTTTCAATTCGCCCAATGCTGTCCAAAGCCTGCGCAGCCTTCTGATCTGCATTGTCTGCATTGATTGCGACATCCTTGGCCAAGCTCGCGATCTGAGCCAGTGCCTCATTTGCTGCCGCACCTGCATTGCTTGCCTCGATGCTGATGCCTTCCGTGTCAGTTGCTGGAGATACTTCATCAGCGACCTGAAACAGGCGCTCGAACTGCCTGATCTGCTCGTGGTTCTTGAGGAACGTGGCGAGCTGATCGCGGGTGAGGTTGAGTTTTTGAGTGGCCATGGTCAGTAGGCCAGCGGCTCAAGTTGCGCCTCAAGACGGGCAAACGACAAATGCGCTTGGCTGTCGCCACGAAATCTTTGGATGCGCCAGTTGCGCATGTGGCCCTGCTGAAACCAGGCCAGGCGCTTCGTGGTGTTGCCGGTCGTGCCAACTCGCACACCGCGGTCTTGGCTCCATGCCATGCCGTCCACCGAGTAGCTTGTTGTGATGATCGGGTCAATGCCTAAGGCCACGCGGCCGGTGAGGCTTACCAGCTCCAGCTTGTTGAAGATCGCGCCATTGCCTTCGTTGTAGACGATGATGGTGCCAAACTCCCAGCGAACTATCTGGCCCCAGTGCGTGCCGATGTTGTCCACCAGATAGCCAATGCTCGAGGATTGAGGATCGCCAACCAGCCACTTGTCATATGCCCAGACAAGGTTTCGCGCACGGTACTGACTGAATCCAACGGTCGAAGTTGTCAGTGTGAACCAGACCTGAGTCTGCAGCTCCTGCGATGCGGCTGCATCATAGACCAGCGTTTTGTCTGGCAGGTGCACATACAGATGCTCATGCGCTTTGTCGTTGCGCGCCTCCAGCTTTACCTGGGAAAGTTGCGTCTCGGTGTAGTCCAGAAGCAGATCGTCGATTTCCTGCGTGCTGATTTTTTGAGCAGTTGCATTTGCGCCGATGTAGATGCCTGGGGCCTCGTTGCGGCCGCTGCCTAAGAAGGCGATGGTGTCCACATAAACGCAGCAGGCAAATGTGCCAACGACGCCTTTCGTGACCTGTGCGCCATCGATGCGCTGAAATGGGAAAAACTCGCCGCCAACGTTGTCGAACACCTCGATGGTGTTGCGGTTCAGTGCATAAACCTCGTTGCGCAGCTTGAGCAAAGCCACCACGGGGTCGGGGTCAACCTCGGAGCTGCCGTACTTCAGCGGGTTGACCTGGGTGGGGTCTGACAGCTCGGTTACCACCAAGAACTCGCCATCGGTGGTCATGAAGTAGCCATCCACCCAGACCACATCCAGCACGACGCCAAGGTCGGGGTCGGTGACTTGCACCAGGCCAAGTGCGCTGTTCCAGTAGTACAGGCGGCCACCTGACGCAATGGCCAGTCGGTCGAAGCTGTAGTCCATGGTCACCAGGGTGTTGACTGGGCCGCCAACGTCACCCAGCACGGTCACAGCGCCATTGCTGGCCACGGTCACCAGCTTGGTGCCCATAACCCGATAGCAGACGCCGTTCCAGTTGATGCCGCCACGGTCGATGCCTGGGCCAGTGCCGTTGGCCACGATGCCATCACCAGGACGCAGAAAACCAGCGCTGATGCCGGACTGCTTTGGCACGGGCACCATGTTGACAGGGTAGCTCGTGCGCAGATCAGGGCCGTTGTCGGTGTAAATGCCGTTGAGGATTTGAATTTGCATGGCTTATTTCCACTTAACGCGATCTGCCCAGTATGCCGCGCTCATCTTTCCCTTGGCAATGTTCTCTGCGTGCCTGGCCTTGAATGATTCGCGCCGGGCCTTGTCCGCTTTGGACTCGCCTTCGCGCTTTGGTGACCCAGACACACCCTGCTGGCCAAAACGAATGGTCTTGACCTGGTCGCCAACCTTGGCCACGACAACGTGGCTCTTGGTTGGATGCGAAGGCGTGCGCTTGGGCTTGTTGTAGCTCTCGACGCCTGCGCGTGCCAGTCTGGTGTCTTTGGTGGCCATGATCAGAAGATAGCTTGCAAGCTGTAATATTCCAATTGAACCAACTCATTTGCAGTTGTTGGTTGAGCAGTGATTGCAAATGTCTGATCCACATTAGTGTTAACACTTAGTGTCAAGACAGTACCTGTTGACGCTCCATGGCCAGTTGCGCCAACTGCACTTGAGACAATTTGCGATCCGCCACGGTTAACGATCTCTTTTTGAATCGATACGCTTGCATTGTTAGCCGCAGCCAATGTGAAGATTGCGCTTCCACCAAAAGTCATATTCAGGTTTTTGGCATTGGCGCTGTTGGTCAAGCTGAAAAGTGCATTTATTTCTATCTGTCCACCAGTTCCGACTGACCAGCCTGGCACAGTGACGGAGGCAAGAGTGACTGCTGTGTTAGCCACTGCGACCACTGCTGTTCCGTACCAGACCAAGGCTGTTTGAGTGCCTGACTGTGTGCCGCTGGTTGTAACTGCTGCGCCGCCTGCTGAGGTGGAGACGGTGAAGGTGTTGGCCGACAGCACGGTTTTGACGTAGTACGTGGTGTTGATGGCCAAGCCTGTGGGCAGTGCACCTGTGGTGGTGAAGCGGATCGTGTCATTGACCGATAAGCCGTGGCCAGTCCATGTGACCACGCCAGGCGCTGCAATGCTGATCGTGACGGTGGCGCTTTTGTAAGCCAGATCGATTGTGACTGCTGTTCCGGTGGTGTCGGTGTCCAATGCTGTGACTGGGTACAAACCAGTCACACCTGTGCCACCAGTCCATGTCACATAGACATTTTCACCAACTGCCACAGCTGCTGTGAGGCCGTGAGCTCCAGCGCTGTTCAAGCGAACTTTGCCTGCGTTGTTGTTGTAGGTCAGCGTCGTGAATGTGCCAGCAGGCTCGACCAGTCCGATTGGGCCTTTGTTCTCAAGCATCAATTGAGGAAAGCTGCGCAACTTGGGCTGTGTGCTGATGTCGTACTCGACCTGAGCGTTGCGGCTGGAGATGCGAATCACACGATCTTGACCGTAGGGGCCAAAGGTCTGGGCGCTGTTGAACAGGCTGCCGATGGTGGTGTAGATCCAAGCCTGGCCTGGGTAGGCTGTTTGCAGTTGGACGGTGGTGGGCTCGTCGCCCGTGTTGCCGATGCTGATCAACTGGCCTGCTGGGATTGGCAGATCAACGTCGTTGGTGGTGGCTGATGGCTGAATGAACATGGGGATCTCCTTGGATGGGGTTTAGGCGACGCGATACCAGCTGTTGGTGGCCTGGTAGAAGCGCATGGTAAAGAAGGCATTGGCGGCCAGCGTGGTGGGTGCGCCGAAGGCTGCTGCTGCGCCGTTCAAGGCCAGCGTGAAGCTGGTGATGATCTGGGTGGTGGTGACCAGTACCTGTGTGCCGTCTGGCACGCCAGTGTTCAATGGCAGCGTGACTGTGCCTGCGGCCAGAGTTCCGGCAGGCTGGATGACCATCCACTGCTGTTCGCTGGTGGGCGTGGGCACTGTGATGTTGAATCCGGTGGCTGGGGTGTAGAGGTTCGTGGCCACGGTAGGGGCTGCGAAGGTCTGCTGGAAATACTGCAGCAGCGCACCGATGGGAAGACGTCGTGCGTCGCCGTTGTTCGGGGTGTAGACGGGAATCTGGTCGCCTGGTGAGGCAACAGCGAGCAGCGGCAGTTGGTTGATGTAGGCCATGGTGAATCCTTAGTTGAACTGGAGTGGGCCGTCTGGGCCAGCGTCGACAGGATCGACGGGTGGACGGATGAAAGGGTTGTCGTAGACGCGCCATGGCTTGTTGCCAGCGCCAGCAGGCATGGTGGCTGGGAGCTGTTGCTCGGGCGGCATGGTGGCACGTTGCAGCAGGGTGTTGTAGCTGTCCTTGGCCACGGCCTTGGTCTCAGGCATCACCACCTTGCCGTAGCCAGGAGCGAGCCGAACAGCACCATTGGTGATGATCGCTTCATTCGCCCAGTCTGGCACCAGTGTCGGCTCGTCCAGGTCGCTGTCTTGTGGGCTGTTTGGCAGTGGGTAGCCAAGACGGATGCCCTTGCCGTTCCAGTCGGCCATCATGGCATCGATGCGACGCATGGCGGACTGGAGTTGTTCTGGCTGCAGGTCAAAGACATAGGACGCAAGGCCGATCTCTTCAAATGCCGCAGCGACGAATTGGCGCTTGCTGTACCCCATGTCAGGCCTCCTGCTTGTTGAGTGCTTCGGTGATCATGGCCAGCAGCTTCTCGTCGCTGGTGCGCTTGGTGAATGTCAGGCCGAGTTCTTTGGCCTTCTCGACCAGCTCGATGCGGGTCGGCGCTTCGCTGTCGTCAGGCACTGAGGTCTCCACGACTTTGGACACTTGAGGTGCGGCTGCAGCTGCGGCTGCCTGCTCGCGCAACAGACGGTGATTGATGCCGTCGATGGGCTTGGAGGGCTTGCGCACCTTCACTGGCTTTTTGCCCTTGCGGTGTTTAGGCATGAGGATGTTGTCTTGCATCACTTGGCCTTCTTCTTCATGGGCTTGGCGGTCTTGGCAGCTGCCTTGAAGTCTGCGGCTGTGGGTGCACCTTTGGCACCTGCTTTGCGCATCTTTTCTTTGCTGCCTGCTTCAATGCGCTCGCGTTTGGCGTTGATGTTGGCGTAGAGACCTGGCTTCATTTCATGGCCCTCTTGGGTGCTTTGCTGGGTTTGCCTGCTGCCTTAGCTGCTTTCTCGGCTGTGCTGAGTGCAATGGCCACGGCTTGCTTCATGGGCTTGCCTGCTTTCTTTTCCATCTTGATGTTCTTGCCGATGGACTTGCTCGAATAACCTTTGGTCAATGGCATGGGGTTCTCCTATTGCAAAAAGGGGGGCCGAAGCCCCCCAGTTTTTTGGCCAGATTACTGGTTGAACAACAAGATGCCGGACATCTCTGGGTTCTTGTTGACCACGCCGAACAGGGTGTCCATGCGGTACTTGATGGTCATGCTGTCGATGTCGTAGAACTTCTGCAAGACCAACTCGATGCCTTGGTCGGTGGTGGCACGCATCACTGCGACGCCAGCATCGGAAGGCACTGCATAACGGCCAGGCAAGATTTCCAACGAATCACGCTGCCAGAACACGTTGACCGAAGCGGCATTCACGTTCAAGAAGGTGATGGCAGAAGTGTTGGAAGGTGTTGCCACCTCCACGTTCTTGTACTGCAACTGAGCATCGGTGGCAACGCTTTGAGCGCCGATGATCGGAGGAGTGATCACCATGGTGGTGCTATTGGTCACGCTCACGACACGGAATGTCTTGAGTTGGCCAGTGCTTTGCTTGGTGATGTGGTGCACAGCGAACACGCCAGCAATCGTGAAGGCATCGCCAGCAGCCACGTTGGTGGTTGAGGAAACGGTCACGGTCTGGAAGCGGTTGTCCACGTTGATCTGGCCGCCGACAGAAGTCGAAGTGGCCTGAGGCGTGTAGTTCGCTTGAGTGCCTGCACCGCTGGTGTCGATGGTGATGGAACCACCGCCTGCTGCAGCAGTTTGACGGTTGGCGTAGTCCATCTTGTAGGTGTCGAAGCCAGCGACCATGCCGACATAGCTGCGCTCGTAGGCTTTGTCAGACTTCTGATTGCCGAACGAACGGGCGGTGCCAACCAGGTTACCAGCCAAGCCGTTGTAATCGCGGCTGGACAGGGCCATGAAGCGGTCGTAGTCAGGCACGCCTTGCTCGTTCATGATGGCGTCGCACAGGGCCACGTCGTCATAGTCACCAGCAGCGGCTGCAATCGGCACAACCAAAGAACCCAAGCTTGCGGCAGAGTTCATGATGGCGATGTTGATGTCGCTGGCCAGCTTTTGCTTGGCGGACTCGCCAAGGCGGCCTTCTTGCAGGGCATCGCGCAGTTCAAGTGAAGTCATTTCCCAAGGCACGGTCTTGCTGAAGCCAAGAGTGGCGGGTACGGCCAACTGTGTCATACCCTGATAGCCAGGGATCGCAGTACCAGGGGTGCTGTTGATCGACTGAGCGATATAGGGCTGGGGACGCCAGATGGTGTTGTTGGCGCGCTCCATCATCGTCTGATCTGTGTTGTAGATGTTGACGTGACGAGATAGCACGAGAGCGTCCTGGAAGCCTTCGAGGAGGTCTTCAAACGCAACGCGTTCTTCTTTCGAGAAACTATTGGACATGATTTTTCCTTAAAAAATGGTCATTTTGAAGCTGCACGCTTCTGCGCCTTGTACTGGATGACTTTGGTCATGTTGCCAGTACGGGCAGCTTCTTCGCGCAGCCGTTCGAGGGTTGAGTCCACCGCGCCAGACACTCGACCAGTTGAGCTGATCATGCGTTCGGGTGCAGGGGCTGCCTTCCGGTTCGTAACTTTCAATTCCTTCTCCAGTTTCGCTACCGCAAAGGCAAACTTTACGGGGTCTTCGATCTTGGCCAGCTCTGCCGCCTTCTTCGGGTTCTTGCCGAGTGCGTAAATCACCAGAGCAGGATTGTCTGCACCTTGCAGCACGACGCCTTGTTGCGTGATGTTGAAGAGTTCCTGGGCGACTGCCTCGGCATCCTCAAAATCTCGCACCTTCAGCTCAGCTTTCGCTTTGCCGTAGCCGTCGAGCTTTTCCTGCCAGGCTTGTTTTTGCGCTTGCTCGGCCTGCTGCAGCTTTTGGGCTTCAGTGTCGGCTTGGCGTTTGCGCTCGAACCAGTCTGCCAGGGCAGATTCAAACTTGTCAGCGTCATAGTCGAAATCTTCCAGCTTTGGCTTTGTCCCAAGTGCGACCGGCTTTTTCTCAGTCGTCTGGGTCAGCTTCGCTTCGAGTTCTCGAATGCGCTTTTCCTTTTCGCGGTTTGCTTTACGCAGCTCTTTCACCCAACCAGGTGCATGAGCTTGCTCATCGGGAGGTGGCGCGTCCTCACCAATGGAAACGATCACTTCGTTGTCGTCGCCTTCTTGATCTTCGCCGGATTGCTGGTCGTCCTGGTCGGTGCCGGAATTTTGCTCGTCACCCACGTTCTCAGAATCGTCCTGGCTTTCCTGATCGTCGATCACCAAGGTGTCGTCGTCGAGGTTTTCATCTCCTGTTGCTGCCTTTTTGTTCATTCAAATACCCCATTTAACTCATCCACTTCAAACGGCTGGATGGATACCGTGTACCCACATTCTCCACCATATCGATGTCATCTGACAACAGGCTGCACTTGTTCTCCAATTGCTGCTTGTTCCAGCGCCTCGATTGTGGTCAATGCGATGTTCTGATCGATCTCGCTGGCCTTCGCGATGGTCTCGGCCGTCTGGGCGCGTTTGAGTTCGGCGCTTGCGATGGTCTCCACCGTGTCGGCACGTGCCCTGGCGGCCTTGGCCACGGCTTCTTCGGCTGCGGCTTGCAGGAAGATGGCGTTCGGGTCTTGCTGCTGGCCAGCGGCTTGCATCTCGGCCATGAGCGCTTCGGCTTCTGCGTCGGTCGGTTTGACCACGCCCATGCGAATCAGGCGCTTGCGGAAGTAGTCCTGC